TTTTTAGGTTTAGGTGTGGATTGCTCAACAATGAAACCGCCAGATAGTAGCGCTGCCACGTTAATGCCGTCAGCCGGTACGAACGGGTCACCGATAATGCCAAGTTTAGTAGAGGCAATTGTGTAGATCATGCGGTCTGTGCCTGCACCTTAATTGTCAGGTCATAGCACGGAAACGATGCGCCGCCAATCTCAATAGATGCCGGCTGACCAGATAACACGATTACTTTAGATGCTAGCACCAGCGCAACAATGCTTAAAATCTCACGCAACACTGGCAGACCTGCAGGCCCAGAGCCAACAACCTTTAGCGGAAAATCCATAGTCACAATGTTGCCGTTACCGCCGTATGTCGTAAAACTTGGCGCTAATAAAAACACGCAATTAGGCACAAGTTTCGTTGGGTCAGTTACCACGCGCAAGCCACTAACGGCTGTCAGCGTGGCTGCTACATCGTCTATGGCCTCGTTTAATAGGTCTGTGTACGGTGCAGGCATTACGCAACCGCTGGTCGAGGGATGCCCAACAATTGCTTAACGATCGGTGTCAATGACTGTTGCGTTGGCGTGCCCATAGTGTCAAACGCTGCATAAGCGGTTTCTATGCTGCCTCGACTACGCCACAGCGCTGCCGCATACATCAGCGTGCCTAGCGTGACATCGTGGCCCGGTGACGTTGTAAGGCTGTCAAAATATAAAGACTCCTGTCTGCGGCGGTAACAGAAATCGTTGCCTGCATTTTTTGCTTGTACGGCAAGCGTGTGATCGTCTGACGGGTCAGCAATACTTACGCCTAAGTATGTGATCAGTTGCGCAGTTGTAATCCATGTGCATGACTGCGTGTAAACAACTGTGCCGGCATAAAACGCTACATACTCAACATTGCTACCAGTAGCGGCGTAAATAATCTGGTTAGGCCGTGCTACATCCTCGTTATACAGAAACTCGCCAGTGGTGTTGTCAATCCCTGTGTACTCGTACTGTGGCAAGGCCAACACAGTAAACGTGCCGTTAAACGGTGCGCCAATAGAGGCAACAGTAATGGATTGCCCAACAACAATGTCAGTTGGCTCTAACGTGCTTATGCACGCGTAGTTGCTAATAAGTTGTTTTGTAGCAGTGTTGTATGTGGCCATAGCGGTCTAAGTCCGCTACAGACTAAGCGATTACGATGCCCTGAATGAACGATGACTTAGCAACAAATGTTGCAAAGTATCCGTAGTAAGAGAACGTGCGGCTAAGTGTTGATGGGTTGAGCAATGACAACACGCCTTGTTGTGCTTCGTAAATCTCAAAGCCCGGTGCGTAACAAACAAGCATTGTGCCGCTTGCAAAGTTGTTATCAACAACAAGTGACAAGCCCATTACATCCATGCCGGTGTACTGCAAACCACCAACGCGACCAATTGAGTTTTGACCGATCACACCGTTTGTGGTGTAACCCAAAACTGGACGCTTTGACCCGTCAAGCTGTGCGCCTAACTTGCCCCACACATCTGGCGAAACGCACAAGTGTGTTGGGAAGTAGTTTGAGTCCTCTGTAATTTCGCGTGCTGCGTCATACAAAGAGTCAATCAACGAGGTTGGGTTATCGGCTGTCACAGTCCATGTCGAGCCTGATGCGGTCTTACCTGCAACAAGTGCATCGGCTGCAATGTCATCAGTCTTAATCAGGTACTCACCTGCAAGGTCATTAAGGATGATGTTCATTGACGCTGGATCAGTAAAGTCCATGTCTTGCATTGTCAACGTGACTTGACCAGCAACCGTTGTTTTTGTAACGGTGTTTGCTGCAATCACCATTGTGGTTGCGCTAACTGCACTGCCCTCAGTTTGTGTTGCTGCACTTGTGTGCGTGGTGATTGTTGGGCGTGTAAAAGTTTTGCTTGGTGTGTTTGGCATTGCGCGTGCACCAAATGCGCTGACAACTGGTCGCACAAAGTTCAGGTCTTGGAACACTGGCCCAAGTACTGGCACTGGCAAGAGACCAGGTGTATCGGTGGTAAGCACATCGCCTGCAGCTGCTTGCAATGCTGTTTGCTGATCGCGCACGGCCTCTTTGTAGGCGGCGTTGACGTTGTGGAATGTGTCTCCACCAGCGTGCATTGCTGCCATGTATTCGGCTGCGGATGGCATAACAAACTTGCGTTTTGCTTGTGCAAAAATTGGTGCAGTTGGGATAGTTGCCTCGACTGCTGGAATGGTTGCTTCGCTCATGGGTTCTGTCTCCTGTGTAGGTTCTGTTTCTATAGTACTTATTTCTGGCTCGTCTTGTGGGATACTCGCCGCAATGTCGGTAATAATCGCACCGGCAAACGCTGGTACTGGCACAAGGCTTAACTCAATCCAGTCTGCAGCGGTCACGGTAACTGTGCCGTCTTTAGCGGTGGTGTATTTGATCGGGTTTACGCCTACCGACACGCTGTCAAGTACGCCATCCATAGCAAGGATTAAAGCCTCATCGCCAGCCTGTGTGCGGCTAATCTTGGCCGTGAACATCATGCCCTCTGGCGTGTCCACGCGCTCAGTCACAATGCCAATGGCGTTGGTTGCGTCATGGTTCATGTACAAGCGCGGCGCTTTACCGTCAACTGGCAGACTGCCCTGCTCAAAGATCACTGACGTGCCATCGGCAACGGTTGCGGCCACACCGTAGGGAACGGCTACACCTGTAATTTCGCGGCGGCCTGTCTCGCCAGCTGCAGCGTCAATTGTTACCTGTGATGCAATAAGTTTCATCATGTTGGTGATACTACTCTTTCCTCATCGTATGGTTGCGCCATTTCGTTGTGCTCGCTGTAATCGCCCATTAGGTAGCCCTCAACATCAAACTCAACGTATGTGCCGTTAGGTAGCACATTATTTTGACTGAGTGTGCCGGCAATGCAATCGGCGTAAGCGCGCGCGCCAAAAGTCCACAGATCGGCGCGGCTTTCACTGCTCGACTGGTAAGAATAACTGCCTACAGAAACGCCCACCAAATATGGCGGCACGTTACACAAGCGCGCCATTTCCATAGCTTGAAACTCTGCAGAGTCAATGAGCAACATTTTGTCTGGGCTAGTTGCCGTTTCTGTATAACTCAAATACTCGTTTAGCGCTGCAGTCTGATTAGTCATGCGCGCTGCGTTAAAGGCTGACGCAAGATCGGCTAACTCTTGTGCGTTTAATGGCTCGCCACCAGTTTGCTTAAGGATGCCAGCAGGGATGGCGCTTGATGCGTTACGAAACCGTGCCGCCTCAAGTTTTAGTGCCGTAGCAACAGACTGTGTTGACATTGACGTAACGCCCTGAATAGGTGAAAGAAACTGCACCACATCATCAGGGTTTAATTCTCCACCACTAAAAATAATCTGCTTAGACGGTGCAAACCACACTGGCCCAGACTGATCTAATGTCTGCACCATATTGGCTGGTAAGCGTGTGTATGACGCCGGAAAACCATCAGCAGTGCGTGATGTAATGTACCAAAATGCGCGCCCATAAAAAAACAGATCGTCAAAAGTCCACGACATAATAAAATTGTTTGTCACGGTTGGGTCAATGCGGCGTAGCCAAGTGCGCGGGGCCATTGGCACTTTTTCCATCCTTTCGCCATTCCACATTTCGCTATACATCCGCAATGGCATACAACCAATTACTGATGCTAGTAAGTCCCTGCTACGACTTACCGTCGCAACCGACATTGCGGCATTTCTCGCTTCGCCCTCTGTGTAGTTGTAATAAACGCCAACCATTGCAGCGCCACCGTTATTTGCTGATGGCGCGTATGGCCCTGTGTAACCTGTGCCGGCTGCAGCGGCCTTGCCTACTGGTGGGCTAATAGCGGCCTTAGTTACTTTGTTAAAAAATGCCATGCTATGAGTGTGCCACAATCCGTGTCATTTGTGGTGGCATCGGCCCGGTATGCGATGCGGTATCCCGACGATAAGCAAGCCATCGAGCCGATGCCAATTGCAGGTTAGCCGTTAGACACCACAAGCATTGGTTTGCCAGATGATGTAGGTCGGCTGGTCAAAGCCGCGGCCCAAACCATGCAGCGCGCCAACTCTATTGGACCCGGACTGCGTTGACTGCTGAGGGCTATGGAATTTTGGCTGCGTACGGCAACCGCTCGCGAGCAATGTTCAGCAAGTTGCGTTGAGCCGTCATGCCAGAGCAACTTTTCGTTGATCATGTTTTTGACTGACGGCGTAAACTTAAGTATTTCACCGTAGCCAACTACAACGCGTCGGCGCTCTAGCGTTAACGGCCAGTGATTATCTACCGTTGGTGTGATCGCAAACTTGACCAGTGGGTTAGCGCATAGGCGCTCAACGTGTGCCAGCATTTCGCTAAACGTGTCTGCAACAAACTCGACTGTGGCCACTGTGCGCCGATCAGGTAAAGCCACGCAACGCACCGCAAAATAGCGTGTGTCATCAAGGCTGGTTTCTATGGCTACCGTGCCGCCCTCTGGTATCTCGCCCTCATACTGCAAGGCAGGCCATTGGCCCGGCTGTATCCATGACTTATCTGACGCAACCCACAGGTTGCAAGATGCGCGTAAAAAGGCTGCTCGATCAGGGTTCTCTGACTCTGCCAGCAACGTGGCGGCGGTCAGGGTTATGCCCAATGCAGGGTTGCCGTAGACCCATGCCTCTGGGGTCATCGGGTTAATGTCTGGCGGTGGACTCCATTCTGCAAAATAAAACGATGCGTTTTTGCCTGTATCAATAGCCCTTAATCCTTGCTCACGCCAACGCAACATTGCGGTGCTGGCCTCTGTGCCAGCGGTAGACCACATAGACAAAAGCGGTGACACCTGTGCACGTTGAGCCGGCAAAAGTCCGCCGTCAATAACCTCGCGCGAAATATCCCACATTTCATCAGCCACGACCAGTGATGGTGACGTGCCGTGCCCTACAGAATTGTTTGCAGCGCGCACCAACCAAGTTGACCCATCCGGCATGGTCACTCTGTTACGACCGTATGACTTCATCAACGTGGCATTAAAACGCTGCTCTAAAATAGGTGACAATTCGTCAAACAACATCACAGCCAGATCAAGGCGGTGCGCTGTAGATAACACAGTCTGTTTCTTGCCCCGTATCTTAGGCATCTCTGTAAGCCACCAACCAACAAGAGCTGTTAACGCAGTGGTCTTACCACACTGCCTAGCCGTAGAAACAAGGCTCACACGGTTGACCAACTCAAAATTTTTATCGTAAAGCAGCTGACCGTCAAGCGCGGTGTACTGCCAATCCATTAACTCAACATTCATGTGCTCTCTGGCCCATTCCCTAACTTGCGGCGCAAACGATCCCACGTGCTCTGGCCTCGATGT